ACGACGGCGGGCCGGCAGCGGATTATCAGTATTGGGTACAGGTCTGTAGCGAATGTGGCCTCTGGCAAGACGATGATAGCGGCTTCGATGACGACGAATACGACGATGAACCGGAAGATCCGCTATGAGCGCGGCCGAGCACGCGCCCGCGGCGGCCTGTCGCCGCCCGATCGCCAGCGCGCCGGCCGAGTGCATGCCACGCCCGGCCGGCGCATCGCTGAACTGCATTAGGTGAGTAATGCAGCCGTGCCATTGTAGCGCATGGCTGCCAGAACAGGAGAGCTACGATGACACGTTACACCCGTATGCCCCCCATGCGCCCGTCGCCCGCCGCCGTCGCGATCGGCTGGATCGCAAACCTGATCGTGATCGCCTTCGTTCTTATGCTTGGCTATCTGCTCTGGCCGTACGCGGTCAAGCAATGGCAGAGCGGCCCGCCCATGCAAGCGACCGCGCAGCCCGCGCTCAGCGCGCCTACGCCGTACGTTGCGCCGCCGCAGGTCATTTCCCCCAACCCGCCGATCGTCGTGCAGCAGGCGCCCGCTGGTGAGGCTCCACAGCCTGTCCAGTTTCAGCCGATCGCGGCGCCGGCCGATAGCGCGTCCGATGCCGAGCCTGCTCCGCGCCCGCTGATCATCGTGCAGCACGTTGACGATAGCGGCCATCAGGTGATCACCGGCAGCGGCGCATGCGCGGTTGCGCGCAGCGCGCGGCGCTGCGGAAAGTGAGCGCCGCATGCCCGTCACGTCAGAACCTATCAAGCGCAAGCAAAGCGCTATCGTCAGTCGCGCCACGCTCGATCGCCAGCGTGGCGCGTTTGAACGGCTCATGGCCGCCGGTCTGCTCTTTGTCTCATTCGCCGGCACGATCGCTGCGCTCTCGGGCGGTTGGGCGGCACTGCTGGCCGATCCGCGGCCAGGCCAGATCGCGGCCGGCGTTACGGTTCAGTGCGCGCTCACAGCGGCCGAATGGTGGTATGGCGCCGGCCGCGGCCGCTGGCGCTATCGGCTGGCGCTGGCGATCGACACGGCGCTGACGGCGATCGGTTATGGCCCGCTGATCGCGCCCTGGCTTACGCCCTATATCGCAGGGAAGGGCGTAAGCGATCTTGCGCCGGCGATCGCCTGGGGGATCATCGTGGTAGCATCGGCGCTGCTGGCATGGTATCCTGAGATGACATTGATCGACTAGTGGAGAGGTGCGCTATGCCGGCCGACAAAACCATTGATACCGTGCTGATGATCATCTCGATCGGCCTGCTGGCCATGGGCCTCGGGTCAATGGCGTTGGGGTGGATTGTCAAGACATACGATCGGATTATGACGCGCATGCCGGCGCCGCGCGCGCAGACCGCGCAGACAGACCGACAGACAGACATGGTGTCTGAGGCTGATGTGTGGCTCGATCGTTTGGAGCTTGACAGAACAAAAACAGCGCTGATCGAGCTATTGGTTTACAGCGGTTGGGATGTCGGACAGATCCGCGGCGTGATCAAAGGCGACAATGGCGCGATCGGAAGTGAGATCGACGCGGCGAAAAAGCGCCTCGGCATGATCGAGCCGTCGCGCCATATCCGAGTACGCGACGATCATGGTGAACGGATGATCCCGATCGACGCATAGCCCGCCGCCGCAATTTCGACAGGATGACGGATCGACCGCGCCGGCTGAGTACCCGGTCACGAAGCCGGCCTAGACCAGCACGCCCGCCTTCTGGAGCAGCAGCGTCAGCTCTTGGATCGCGTCAAGCTGCCGTTGCACTCTGAGCGCCGTTTCGTCGGGCGTATCGAAGTCGGCCGCCACGTACACGCCGGTGTAGAGCACGGCCAGCGCGCCGCCTGCGGGAATGGCGACGGGCGCGCCCTTCGAAACCGGCACGAAGCCAGGTAGCACGCCCTGATGTTTCGTGCTGCCCTCCCATGCGATCCAGTACCCGTCATCATGGATCGACCCGCGCCCCGATACGCGCGGTGACAATGGCACATTGACGCCGTTCTTGAAGGCGTAAAACCCAAAGTAGCCATCCGGCCCGCGCGCGCAGCACGCGATCCACTCGGCGCCCGCCCCGTCCACGCGCCGCGTAATCGTCGCGCCGCCGTAGCCCTCGTAACCGGGCGCAATCTGCATGACCGTCGGGCGAAAGAAGAGCCGACGAATGCGCCAGAACAGACGATCGAGCGCGGCCCAAAAGCTCTGCATACTTACTCCCTCACGTCCAGCGCCGCTTCGTGCGCGCCGTTCAGCGGCGCCGTTTCGGATAAGAGCGCGTCTAATTCTTTCAGACCGCCGGCCATGGCGCACAGCTGGCGATCGAGCGCGTGTAACGTCTGCTCTAATTCGTCGTACTGCCGCTGCGATACGGCCAGCTGCGCGGCCAGCGCAGCGCGGCGCGATTTGATGCGGTCGATCATCTGCGCCTCACTTATACAGCACCAGCAATTCAACTTCATGGTTGGTCGTGCCGGATACGCGCTGCACCGTAATCGCGCCGCCGGCCGTCAACGTGACGGTTACATTATCGGTGTTGGTATAGGTATAGGATCCGCCCAATACCAGCGCATCTCCGCCGACCCGCGTGACGACCGCGCCGCCGGTATTGTTGCGGTCGATCGTATAGATCAGCGCGAATTGTGTGACTGTGCCGGCGGCGGCCAGCGTTTGCAGCGTGCCGGCGACGGCCGTCGCCGATAGGAACAGCATGCCGCCGCCCGTTGCCGCCTTGGCGTTCAGAAATCCCTCTTTCGTGATTCGTAACCGCTCTGCGACCGTGCCGGCGTTGCGCGTGTAAAAGGTCATGTTGGCGCTATCGGCCGCGCCGTCGCGATTGAACGATATCGCGCCGCCGGTCTTGTCGCTGCCGGTTGCAGAGAGATTCACGCCGTAGAGCACCGCGAAGGCGTTATCCGATCCCGCGCGCGCGCCCTTCATGGCCACGCCCGCCGATCCGGGGCTGGCCGCGGTTGCGACCGTCAGATACTGTGTGGTCGGCGCCCAATCGGATGTTGGCGTGGCGTCAACGATCCCGAGGTTATCCGCGATCGCAACCGCGCCGGCGTTGCCTTTCAGATAATTCAAATTGTCGCGTATATGCGCGTTCATCTTCGACGCTACGACTACCTCAGACGTGCTCCATGTAGCGGGCGTTGTCCAGGCCATATCAGTATCCTAGCTTCGTCGTGCTATCAAGCACGCTGAGCGTCGTGCTATCCAGCACCCAAAAGCTGCCGCCGGCCAGCGAGTCGGCCGACGATAGCCCGAACGTCGTCTGCCAGAATGTGCCATCCTCAGTCGCCGTCACTTCGTGCGCGATCGATTCAATGTAGCAATCCGCCGCTATCAGCGCCCCGATCGGCGGCGGCCGCTGGACGATCGTAATCCGATCGCTGATCTGCCGGCTCAGCATCTGCGGCCAAAGCGAGTCGGTCATGTTGCCATCCAGCGTGACACTGGTATAGCGAAAGATCGGATTGGCGTACAGTCCTACCAGCCATTGCGCCAGGCTCAGCGCCTCACTATCGGTCAATATCGGCAGCGAACGTGTCAAGGTGCGCGTAAAATAGGCCGCTTGGCTGGCCGCGTCGGTCGCAACTTGCTCTACGCCGCCGGTGCGCGTGATACGCGCTTCGTTCCAGATCTGGCTATCGTCGTACACGCTTGCGACCGACAGCCATGGAAGGGTTGCGCTGGCCGTATCGTCAAACGACGCCGCGCTGACTAAGCTATTGGTCAAACGGTAGTAGCGGTTATGGAATGTCGCTTTCCCGTCGGCGCCCATGAAAAACAGCCCGCTTTCGACATCCGCCACGTTTTGAAAATGGGTTAGCGCTTGTGTATTAACAAACGTGCCGGACTGAATCTGACTGGCCGCACTGTAGAGCAGCCGATCGGCGCTCGGCCAGCCGATGTTGGTTAACCATGTATCGATTGACCAATTGCAATACTCATTCGCGTACGCGCCGTTCAGCTTCACACTTGCAAAGAACGTGAACGCATCCACACACTGGATCGTTGTGGTCGCGTCCAGCCCGCCCGGCCAGTCCGGCGGCCAGCTGCTAATATGTCCGACGAAGAGATCATAGATCGTCGCGCTATAGGTCGCGCGAATACGGATCTTTTTCATCGGCACGACGTTGGGATAATACGCGCCGGCGGCGAACGTCGGATCGAAGCGCCGATCGGTGTTGTCTAAGACCAGCGTGGCCGTGCCGGCCTCCATGCGACTGAGCGGATCGCTTCTGCCGCGCCGCGTGGAAAAGCTGATCACATAGCTGGTAATATCCGTCCAGGTGTTAAAGGTCAATTCCGTGAGCGGCGAATCACTGAACGCGATCGCCACCGATAGCGCTGGCCAGGCCATTACGGTGTCACGTTCGGGCTAAAGATGCTGACATTGCGCGCGCCGATCTGGTTTAATCCGTTACGGATCGCCGTAATCAGATCCTGTTCTGTTTTGACACTGCCCATGACCGTGACGTTCACGGTAACGCCGCCGCCGGCCGCCGCCGCCGCTCCGGCCGCTGGCAAGGTTGGCAGCGTGCTAGCGCCGGTCGGCTGCACCGCATCCACCGCGCCGCCGGCGCTCTCGGCCGCCGCGCCGATGTCGCTAAACCAATTCGCCAGCGGCGGCGGGCTATGCCCTTGCAGCCACGACGGGATCGCAATGCTGCTGATGCTACTGCTGATCTTGTTGAACCAGTTATAGGCGTCGGTTACGGCCGTTGTAACGGCGTTCCAGCCGCGCACGATCGGCTGAATATAGCCTTCGTTGAAGTCGCTTAACGCCTGTTTCATGGTATTCCAGGCGGTCACGACGCGATCGATTCCGCGCGGCAGGTCTTCACTGAGCGCGCGGCCCAATTCCGCAATGATCGGGCCGAGGATCGGCGCCAGAAAATTGTACAGGTCGGTCAATGCCGGTATCAATGTATCCGTAACGAACGTCGCCGCAACCTCGATCCCGCGCGCAAACCGCTCAGCGAACACGCCGATCGCCTGTTGCACCTCGGGGCTATTCAGCCATGCGCCGAACTTGTCTAAGACGGGTAACAGCTTCGATCCCATGGTTTCAAACGCTTCGCCGAGTCCGGCTTTAAATTGCGTCATGCCGCCGGCGGCCTTGGCGGCGGACTCAGCCTGTCCCTGGTACGTCGCGTTTAATGCATCCACCAGCACCGTTTGGGCGCCGGCCGCGTCTCCGGTCGCTTTCATCTGCTCTAATACCGCCTTTTGCGTATCAGTCAAGATAACGCCTTGCTTTTGCAGATCAGAGACGGCATTGAACGGATCTTGTAAGGCCAGTCCTAATTTTTTGGCCGCGTCGGCGGGCGCCGTGCCGAGCGCCTCCGCCATGTCGAGCGACAGCTTCGTTACATCCGCGATCGGGACTTTGATCTCTTTGAACGTGAGCAGTAC